AGGTCAAGTACAGCGACAAGGAAGCATGGAAACTAGTACACGAACTTACAGAAGCATTCCAATACTATCTATTAGTAGCGAGCAATGAACTTGCCAAGGAACGTGGTGCTTGTGAATATTTCAACCGTACTAAATATGCGGACGGCATCCTTCCTATTGACACGTACAAGAAAGATGTTGACGAGGTGATCAAGGCGAAACTACAATATGATTGGGATGATCTTAGAAAGGACATTAAGGAACACGGACTACGACACTCGACGCTGTCCGCACAAATGCCATCGGAGAGCAGTTCCGTTGTGTCAAATGCAACAAACGGAATTGAGCCACCTAGAGCATTCTTGTCCATTAAGAAGTCAAAGAAAGGGCCTCTTAAACAGGTTGTTCCGCAGTATGGTCAACTGAAGAACTTTTATACCCTACTTTGGGATATGCCTAGCAATGAAGGTTACATCAACATTGTCGCGGCAATGCAGAAGTTCTTTGATCAAAGCATTTCGGGCAACTGGAGTTACAATCCAACACACTTTGAGAACAATGAAGTTCCTATGAGTGTGATGATGAAGGATCTCCTAACAACATACAAGTTGGGTTGGAAAACAAGTTACTATCAAAACACCTATGACTTCAAGGGTGAAGAAGATAACGTCCAGCCAGCAGGGTTGGAAGAAACCGTAGTTGACACATTACAAAATGGTGTTACAATGAACGGACACAGCAACGGTTACAGCAATGGTCACAGCAATGGGGTTGAGACCATCCCTTCTACGGAAATTGACGGAGAAGAGTGTGAGGCCTGTAACATTTAAAGGTTTATGACTGCAAAGAGAGAGAAACAAAAATTGAGCAAAACGGTATTCAACAAGAAAAAAGTGGACTTTACTAAAGAGTATATGTTCTTCGGTGAGGACGGAAATACACAGAGATACGATGTATTTCGTTATCCAGAGTATGATAAACTCAATCAGACCATGTTGGGTTATTTCTGGAGACCAGAAGAAGTAAGTCTACAGAAGGATAGAGCAGACTATCAGGAATTCCGTGAGGAACAAAAGCACATCTTTACTTCAAACTTGAAGTATCAAACACTGCTAGATAGTGTGCAAGGCCGAGGTCCATGTTTGGCTTTCCTACCTTATTGTTCTAATCCAGAATTAGAAAGTTGTATTGTATGCTGGGACTTCCAGGAAACAATTCATAGCCGTTCATACACTCATATCGTAAAGAATGTATATCCTGATCCAAGTGAAGTCTTTGACACCATACTAGAAGATAAAGAAATTCTTGCAAGAGCAGAAAGTGTAACTAGAGAATACGATAAGTTTAATGAAATTGCTGATAACTTTTTCCATCATAAGAAAGGCAACATGTATGAAGTGAAGAAGCAATTATATAAAGCAATGATGACCGTAAACATTTTAGAAGGTTTGCGTTTCTATGTATCCTTTGCTTGTACATTTGCATTTGGTGAACTGAAACTTATGGAAGGTTCAGCAAAGATTATTTCACTGATTGCTAGAGACGAAGCCACACACTTGAACCTTTCAACACACATTTTGAAGCACTGGGCAAAAGGAAACGATGACCCAGACTTTGTTAAGATTGCCAAAGAGTGTGAAGAAGAAGTTTATCAAATGTGGCGTGATTGTGTTGACGAAGAAAAGCGTTGGGCAGACTATCTGTTTACCAAGGGATCGTTAATTGGATTGAATGCTAATCTACTCCATGCATATGTAGAATTCATTGCGAATAAACGATTGAAGGCGTTAGGATTAAAAACTATTTACGATCGCCCACTCAACACAAATCCCCTACCTTGGACACAGCACTGGTTGTCAAGTTCAGGATTACAGGTTGCTCCTCAGGAAACAGAAGTTGAGAGTTATATTGTTGGAGGCGTTAAACAGGACGTCGAAGAAGACACATTTAAAGGATTTACCCTGTAGGGTAGATAAGTAATAGCATGTACAAGGCACAATTTAAAAGAAACTCACCATACGAAAGTTGGACCACGTATGGATCGTATGGCACAGAAAATCAAGCAATTTCTGCTGCACTACAGAAAAAACGTGCCGGTGTTATTATGGTTAGAGTAATTGATAAAAAAGGTTCAACGGTTTATTCAGGATAAAAATATGATTGAAATTTATGGAAAGCCAATGTGTCCATACTGCGACAAGGCAAAGAATTTTTGCGAGACTCGAGGATTTAAATACACATACAAGTCACTTGGCACTGACTACACAAGAGAAGAACTATTAGAAAACTTTCCAGGAGCTCGAACGGTTCCACAGATTGTGATCAACGGAAAGAAAATCGGTGGATATGATGCTTTTACGAAATACGTAGACGACACAGGATTCAACGGAACAGGACACACACTATAATGTTAATAGAAGCCCCATACAAAAACGGAGACACGGTTTCAATCAAACTCACATCGGGCGAGGAAGTTGTGGCAAGATTGGAAGAACAAAAGGCTGATAGTTTTATTTTACACAAGCCACTGATGGTTACTGCTACCCAACAAGGATTGGGTCTTGCACCGTTCATGTTCACAATTGGACCGGATGCAAAAGTAAACATTGGTTCTGATAAGATTGTTTGCATTAACAAGACACTCGAAGAGATGAGCAAACAATACATTTCAAGCACAACAGGAATCGCACTCTAATGCCATTAGTAGCAAGAGGAAGTGAAGTTGATGTAGTTAACACGGGTCATCCTGTGTGTGTTGCTCCAGGACAAATTGCTACACTATCAGGTAGTTCAAATGTATTCGTCCATAACGAACCAATACACAGAAAGACAGATACTAACACACCCCATACACATTGCCCTCCAGTTTATAGCACAAATATAGTAACACACAGCCCAAACGTGTTCGCCAATAATTTAGAAGTTGCTAGATTGGGTGATACGTATGATTGTGGTGCCTTTGTGGAAATAGTAAACCAGCCGGATGTTTTTGCCAATTCGTAGAAAACCCCCCGTCCTTTCAGATAACTAATACTATAATAACGAAAGGATTCACAATGAACCAAATAAAAAGATACATCTACATGGGAATTGGCTTTTTCTGTGTGGGTATGGCATACATTGGTGTGATTACGCCAGGTATTCCATTTTCAATCTTTTTGGTTATTGCGGCATGGGCGTTCGCAAAGAGTTCACCAAAGATGGAAAAGTGGTTATACAACCATCCATGGTTTGGTAAATTCTTAACCAATTGGAATAAGAAGAGGGTATTTCCTACTAGAGGAAAATACCTAATGGTAGCAATGATGGCATCAACACTGGTCATTACATACTACTTTACGGCAAACCTTAACGCAATCCTATGGAGCGGTGGCTTCATGGCATTGGTAGCAATATGGGCGTGGAGATATCCAGGTTCAGTTGATGAATACAATCGCAGAGTTAAGGCTGGCGAAAAGATTGCGTGGTTAAAATAACATGAAGTGCGAACAAGGCGATCTAGCAAAGATTATATTTTCCGTTAGACAGGAGAACATTGGCAAGATCGTCTTGGTCGAAAAATACATAGGCAAATATAGCCAAGGAGAACGATTTGATTTTAGAGGAGTAGCCTGCATGTGTCCAGTAACTGATCACTATTGGTGGATCAGCGGACAAGGATTAAGCAACATGTTTGGTGATACCGAAAAAGCATACATTGCTGATAGTTGGTTGGAACCACTTCGTCCGGATGCGGACAAAATGAAATCAAAGGAAACAAAGCCACAGGAAATAGACGTGGCAGCATAAAAGAATTTCACACACACAGAGTAAAATAATAAAACATAAAGGAAATATAAATGGCAACAGGAAAAGTAAAATGGTTTAATGACACCAAAGGTTTTGGTTTCATCACTCCAGATGACGGAAGTAAGGATGTTTTTGCTCATTATTCGCAAATTCAAAACAATGGATTCAAATCTCTACAAGAGAATCAGTCTGTAAGTTATGAAGTTGAAGAAGGACCAAAAGGCCTACAGGCATCACACATACAAGCTCAATAGAGATTGCATGAATTCACACCCTGGTTTAACACCAGGGCTGTGATAAATATCACACTATGACAGACACATACATATTAAACAGCACACCGGTCAATGCCGGTAACTTCCAAGAATACACATACGAGCTAGAATGGATGGAATGCGATTGGAAACTAGTCCATGGAACTATAGGACTCGTAACAGCATTTTGGTATCCTTGGATGATAAAATAACTTGACTTCTTAGAAGCTCTCTGTTATTATAATGAGACACTACAGAAAAGGAGGGCAATCATGCCCAAGTTATATCATTTCGAACTAGACAATCATGACATCTACGAAGTCGTTGCAATGGACTTTCGTGATGCTTGCCTCACACTAGAGGAGCAACATCCGGAGATCAAGATAACAGATATACTTTCTATAGCAGAACATCTCAATCCCACACCGGGCGTAGACACAATACACTAATAGACACGGGCCTTTAGCTCAGCGGTAAGAGCAGTGGACTCATAATCCATTGGTCGAGAGTTCGAATCTCTCAGGGCCCACCATCTTTGGGGTGTAGCCAAGCGGTAAGGCAACGGGTTTTGATCCCGTCATGCGTAGGTTCGAATCCTACCACCCCAGCCAATGGCAGTGTAGTTTAACGGTAAAACAGCGGGTTTATACTCCGTAGCAACAGATAATTGGCTAATGTCGGTTCGAATCCGGCCACTGCTACCAAACTTCAAGGAACTTTATGTCAGTAAAATACATCAAACCTAGAAAAATGAACCATCCACTGAAACTTCGAGAAAGCGACATCAACCGCATCACGGCTGTCCTAAACGATGAATTGGACTATGAATGGATATCAGATGAGGAAATGGAAGCATTCCAGGACCAACTATTTGACATCATTGCTGCCAAGAATCAAACACACGAAGGATCATTAGTCATCCAATAATGGTTGACAAACCAAAATAAGCGTGTTATAAATATACTTGTAACGTTGAAGCCAATTGACGGCAGGCAGGACGGGAGTTCAATTCTCCCCACCTCCACCATTCACTTAAAACACA